TCTAGTTAGTAGCTGTTAACTTGTGTCATGGATCCCTGAAGGCCAGGCACTGCAGACAGTGCAATTTCTGTCTACTGCACCTGCTCAATCTCTCCCAGATCCTGCCCGGCCTGCTAGGAGCTGGAAGCTATTACAGCAAATAGTGTCTGTATAATACTTGTGATATGCCATCCTCAAATATAACACGGTCATCATAGAAGGCTACAGCAAGCACAAGTTTATAAGCCTGCTTACAACGTTCTATGTCATCACTGGAAGATGTATATGTTACAGGGCTTCCAGTTCTATGTGTAGTAACATAGTACTGTACTTTAGACTTGTGCCTATATACAGTAATTTCACCTACTGTAAACAAGGGCCTGTACTCAATAACATTTTCATGTTTTATTCTAGCTTCATCTATTCCTTCATATACATTGTTAAGTGATACATTTGTAAAACTGCTATTTTGTGCAAGCCTATAAAGGGCCGTGTCTGCTTTCGCATAGGATATAGGGGAATTCTTCAGGGATATTACAAGCAGTCCTCTTTTGTCATCCTTGAAAATTGATTTTCCTTTTTTCTGCAGGCTTGCTATTTTATTTACTATTCCCAGTCCTATAAAATATGGATTATCTATTGTATTGCTATTTGCGGCACAGATCAGTTTTACAGGCTTCTTTCCTAAAAGTTCTCTGTTACGGTTAACAGTTTCATAAGCATGAAGAAGTTTTTCATATTCATTCTTCATTATCTGACTTCCACGCTCTGGTATAAATTCATCTAGGAAAATACAGTCTATGTCAGAAGCATCAAAACCACGTAAATTGGCAAATGTAGACAGTGCAGCTATATAACCAAAACACTGTTCTGTTTCATCTGTCAGACCTGTAATTCCTTTTGCGACACTGAACACTGTTATATTCCAGTTGTTATCAGTACATAACTGCTTATAAGGGTTAAACTCTGCTTTTGAGATCAGATCGGCCTGCACCTGCGTTCTTCTTAGAATGATTGACTTAATTTTATGCTCATAGATATGTTTTAATATTCCGTATGTCTTTCCTATTCCTCTTGCACCTATAATAAATGTAAAAGGAAAGTCAGATTCAAATATACTGTCAACGTTTAACCAACCTTTACTGTCATACAATTTCATAATTTCACCTTCTTACTAAATAAGGAAGGGATATAATCCCTTCCCTATAACGGAGAATAACAATGAATAAAGGAAAATAGTCTTAATCAGCATATACAAGCATAATAAAAGTCCTGTTGTTTTTACTCTTACAGGAAACAACTCTTACAGGAATGAAGCCGTTATTAACAAGATCATCTTCAAAGATTTCAAGGATGTCAAGAAATCCGGAGATAGCAGTTGCACTGTTTGTTCCGAACACTTCACCTTCTTTTGTCATGAGTGCAAGGATCTTCTTTTCTGTATCCGGGTCTGTAGATTCATCATACAGGCAGTAAGCAGAAACTTCAAGCCTGCTTCCGTCCTGATCAGCAAGCTTTGCAGTCTCCGGGTTCTTGGTAAGCTTGTAAAGGGCCTTCTTGTCGTTTTCGCTTCTAGAATCAATTTTAATAATAGTCATGTTCTTCACCTTCCTTTCGTGTTTGACTGTTGGCTTTATTGCCTTGATTTTATAATATTGAGTTAATAATATAAATTCAACTAAATTTCATAAAAATCTTCAAGATAGTTTTCAACTATTCCTTCAAGAATAATTTTATAATCCCTTGCAACTCCTAACTGATAAGTAGAATCTTTTATAACTACATTGCGGATGACTTCCAATTTGTGCCCTTCTATCTCTGTAAATCCATAAGTTTTATCAGGATTATAAATAAGTTCATGTCCTCCTGCTTCTTTAAATATAAAGCCTTTATCTGTGTACTGATAAGCTCCATTCCCTAAAGGATCTTCTACAGGAAGTAAGAAACGTTCTATACCTCCGGCCTTCTGCAGCTCCTCTGCACCCTTCTTTTTATTCACGCCTGCAATAGTTATATGAAGTCCTGTATCATCTTCATAAACGTACTTCTTAGCTCCCAGAGTTGCAAAGTGTTTATAAACTCCGTCAAGTTCGAATACTCCCATATAACGTCTGATGCCCTTCCTGTCTACTGCATAAGCGTTGTTCTTAATTGAGTTATCCAGTAGTTTTTTATTCAGATCAGTAAAATTAACTTCACCTATATATTTAACAGAATCAGTGTCACAATACACGGCCTGATGCCCTGCAGTCCACAAGGCCCGGCGGAGTTCCAAACGTGCGAGAGCTGTCACCCAGATCCCATAGGCGTAATAAAGGAAGACCTGATTATAATATTTATCCAGCATGGCCTGCACTGATAAATTTTCATATTCAAACTGACAGTCAGCGAAAAGAAGAACGTCCTTGCAGGGATCCTGTACAGTCAGGCCATATATTGAGTTAAGAAGGTTCTTAGACTTCATATAGAAGTACTCTTTTCCTTCAATCCCTTTTAGCTCTGTTTTGCCTTTATAATATTGCATGATTTCATTTCTTAACGGTTCTGGAAGCCGGGCCTTCCTTGCAGTGAAGTACCTTAATATTTTAATATAACCTTCTTCACTCATTTCATGAATGATAATTTCAAGGTCTATTTCTGTAACAGTCGTTTCCAGATATTCAGCTTCCAGAACACGGCCGTTATCTATAACACTTCCTTTTATGTTCCTGCACTTTGACAATGATAAATAAGGAAATCCGTTATATCTGTCTTTTTGGCTATAGTTATAAATCGCAATGTCAGCCAAACAAGCACGTTCTCTTATTACTATGTCTTCTATGGCAGCTTCCAGTGTAGTTATATAAGGTATCTCTGTAAACTTAGTGCATGGGAACAGGCCGTTAATCATTACATCTGGGTAAGAACTGCTTCTATCATAAGATTTCACGTTGTGAAGGATTCTATTAACATAGAATCTGTTCGCATGGGTGTCTCCACCTCTGAAGGCTTTTTTCAGCATTAGATATACATCTTCTTCAAGGTGCAGCTGATAGTTCAGCCTATGTGATACAGGTCGCATGGCTTTCTTTACATTTCTTCTTACATAACCTGTAGATGTTAAAGGAATAGTATATAGATTGTCATTGTCCCTGAACAGTTCTGTTTTTATGCACTCAACAACTCCCAGAACGTCATTAATCTGATATTGTAGTTCTTCCTGCTTCAGATCAGTCCAAGGATAGCGGACTATATTATAATCATATTCTTCACCTGATAACTTCTTATGTTTTACATCTAGGTTTTCAGTCCATTTTGCAAGTGACATATTTGAATGAAGCATACTGCAGCGATATTCTATATTTCCTGTAATAGCTCTTAGAACTTTATGAGGGCCTGTACAAAATACATCATCATTTTCAAAATTGAAGACTGCAGATAACCAATTTATTTCATAAGATAGATTATGAACATATACAACAAGTCTTTCGTCCTCTGTCATTGTAGCTTCAAGTAAAGAAATAAAGGTCCTGTAGTCATCCCAGGACCTGCCAATTATTACACACTCTGTATCAATGGCGAACTGCCAAACATACATAACGGAGTGCAGTTCTCCGTTATGTATGATTCTGGACGTTTCAATATCAAAAGCACAAACACAGTCTTTATAGTGGAATTTCCTTTTTGATTTAGGATTTCCTCTTTTTCGTTTTGCCCTTCCGTGTTTTACCAGAACGTTCTGAACTTCCTGCAGCTCTTTTACTGTTCTTACTACCTGCAAGTTTTCGGGCGTAATATTCTTCAGATTTTCTATTATAAAAGTCTCGTACTGCAAAGCTTCTGTCACGTCCATGATATATTTCACTTTCTATAAGTTTCTTAACGTCTGCAACACTATTCTGTTTTTTGTTATCAAGCTGTATTGCTTCCAGATTTTCAAGGTTATCAAGGAAGTAGTTGAACTGTTCTACAGTGTTAGTGATTGCAGATATATCAAAGTTTTTCTTTTGTGCTTCTCTGTAAAGAAGAACTACTCTGTCAGATCCGTAAATTTTTTCAAGTTCCTGAGTAGTCTTCATATTCATAAAGTCAAAGAAGTGCTGCAGCTTCTTGCCCTGAAGGTTAAGGCCGTGATAATGGCTTTCAAGTCGTGTTCTAATCTCTTTCCTTTTTGCGTTCTGTCCTCTGATCGTTGAATAAGGTGAAATAATGAAGCCGTGTAATTCTGCTAATGCAAAAGGAATGTCACTGACTTCAAGGTCTGCTAGTTTCGGTATTCCCTTCTTCCAGATCCGGGCCGTTTCACTGTCTTTATATTCAGATTCAAGAAGTCTTTTAATACGCTTCTGGCCTATATCCCTTAACCGTGTATATTCCTTCCTTAATTCCTTCTCTGAACGTCCTGCAAGGCTTTCAGGATAATATGAATCAAAAGCCATAGTTACACCTCAATAAGAAGCGTGTTCACCTTTGGATTCATCCAGAAGCACTTGACACGCCTTTTCAGAAATACGTTAGGCTCTGAACACTGCAGATCTATGATGTTCTTATACCACCTTGTGTAGTATTCCCCGGAATCAGTAAAGCCTACTACAACGTGCATCTCCGGGTTTTCATCATTATCAATCTTCCTGATCAGTGAAATCATTCTCATCGTATTCATCCTCCGAATTATAATAGAAGTCTCTTTTGTGTCCTGTCTTTTCTGCAATGTAGATAATAAGTAAGAAGATAGTGCAGCCTGAAGCCAAACCCAGAGCATAAAGCAGGAAACATTCAAGCATATAAATATAGTAGTCAGTCATCATTTTTCTTCTCCTCAATATACAGTGGAAGCACTGTTTCAGCATAGTCTGCAAGGATCATCTCTAACGCTCTCGACCTGCTTTTGATTTCAAAGTGTGCCTGAAATTCCTTGATTACTTTTTCACTGTCTGTATTAAGTGAAAAGCTGATAATAAAACGTTCCTTCATATTACTTCCTTTAAATTAATATTCCATAACCCATATCAAACATGTCACATCTAGTGTTAATAAGTTCAACTTTAAGTTCTCCGCAAAATTCAAAATAAAATTCTGCAGTATCATCACTTATAACTTCCAGTTCCCATAATAAACTTACAGCTCCTTCATATTCATTAAGAAGTTCTATAGTATATTCTACTGTTGATATCATGTCAGTATGCGGAAATATAGAACTTACAAAATGTGCAATATTATAATATCTGATTCTTAATAAGTCTTCAGCTCTGGATTTTGTGAAGATACATAAAGTATCTGTTGCTTTTTTATCTAATCGTTTTCTGACTGCTATTGCCTTTGCAGTTGAATGAAAAGCTCTGTTTAAATCTTCTCGTAAACTTTCATCCATGTTTATTCTCCCTTCTGGCTTCAGCCAAAGCATAATATTTGATTCACCTATATTATATGAAAAAAACTAATAACTTTCCATTGCCATACTAAACGAAAAGTTAATAATAATTTGTGCACTTTGACGGTTATTCTGCTTGGATCTGAAGCAGGCCGGGACGGATCCAGAGCGCATGATGAGAATATTTTATACAAATTGCACAACAAATTATTGATTCTGATTTAATAACAGTTTATATTTAGATATAAGCAGGAAGGCCAAAGTCAGGGACGGAATCCCGGCCACGTGTTTGACTGACACAGATAGCCTGCAAACAGGGCAGAAAAAATTTACTTCTGCCCTGAATTTATATAGGAAGGAAGTGATTTATTATGGATGACATCAACGTTATTATGACTGCTATTGGTTCTGTAGGTTTTCCAATTGTCATGTGTCTTTATATGATTATGACATTTAACAAAACACTGGATAAACTTAATGACCAGATGTTAGCACTGTCTACACGCCTTGACACTCTGTTGGATCGAATTTATAAGGATGAATAATTATGTCACAGCTTGATAAAGTATTGGATAATTGTAAGAAGTACCTTGGTACTAAAGAAGGAAGTTCTACACATTTACACATTCTAAGTGTGTATAACTCACACAGACCGCTTGCAAGGGGATACACTGTAAAACCTTCAGACGCTTGGTGCATGACTTTCATTTCTTCCATGTTCATTGAAACGGGTGCAGTCGCTGCCCTGGGACTTACTGAGTGCGGATGTCAGGAATATGTGAACTATGCCAGAAAACATAATATGATCGTTTCAGATCCTACAGTCGGAGATCTTATTTTTTATGATTGGGGCGGTGATAGTGTAGCGGATCATGTAGGGATCATTTATAATAAGGCCGGCAATATGGCAAATGTTTATGAAGGCAATAGAAATGATTCTGTTTCAACACGTTCTATTGGGATAAAAGACAGTCGTATAAAGTGCTTTGTACGTCCTAATTACGCAAGTGCTGCAGAATCTTATAATATTCATAAGGTTTCATTTGCAGATTCTTTTGATCATAAGCTTGCAGGAAAGTATAAGTGTACCGCTTCAGATTTTGCAGCACTCCGTTATAATCCCTATGTAGCAGATAATATGATCGATGAAGTGCAGCCGGGTGAAATAGTTCAGAATTACGGTTATTATACCGATGGGTGGCTTATGGTTGTTTATAAAGGTAAAACAGGATTTACAAATATCCTGCACTATAAGAAGGAAGGTAAATAAATTATGTCATTTTCAAATGAAGATATTCTCACACTCGCAAAAGCAGGCTTCAACGCTTCCCAGATCGCAGCACTCAACACAGTAAATGCAGCTCCTGCAGCTCCTGCAACTCCTGCAACTCCTGCAGCTCCTGCAGCTCCTGCAGCTCCTGCAGCTCCTGCAGCTCCTGCAGATCCTCTTTCACAGATCCTTGCACAGCTTCAGCAGAACGCTATCAACGCAAGTCAGCAGCCTAAAGTTCAGACTGCAGACGATATTCTCGCAGAGATCATTAACCCTACTATTAAGGAAGGATAATTAAATTATGGCAGTAAACGAACTTTCATTTACACAGCTTGCTACAGTGCTTGCAACAATCACACAGCAGGCTACAGGTCAGGCAGTGGCAGCACCTGTTGACACAGCTTCTTTTGTCTCTGTCGCAAACACTGCACTGCTTACAGGTTATGACAATATCATGAACGCAGTTTCACAGGTGCTTTCCAGAACAATCTTTTCAGTAAGACCGTATCAGAGAACTTTCAGGGGTCTGGAAGTATCCCCGGCAAGATACGGAAATCATATAAGAAAGCTGCAGGCCCTTGATATGCCGTTTGAAGAAGATGATCAGATGAAGCTTGTTGACGGCGAATCTATTGATCAGTACGTTGTACTTAAGCCGGGAGTGCTGCAGACGAACTACTACGGCGAAGTTTTAGTGCAGAAGCACCTGACAATCTTCAGAAGACAGATAGAGACAGCTTTTCAGTCCCCGGATGAACTGGGACGTTTCATTTCAATGATTCTGCAGAACAGTTCAGATCAGATCGAACAGGCAAAGGAAAATATCGAGCGTTCAACAGTTGCTAACCTTATTTGTGGAACAACTAAATGTAACACGCCTTCCGTTATGCACCTTGTAACGCTTTACAATGCTTTTGCAGGAACTTCTGTTACGACACAGACAGTTGTTCAGCCTGCAAACTGGCAGCCTTTTGTGCAGTGGCTTATTGGTTTTCTTTCCAATATTATTGATAAGCTTGCAGAACGTTCTATGCTTTACCACCTTAATATTACGGATAAAGCAGTTGCAAGGCATACACCTAAAGACCGTCTGAAGGTCTACCTTAATTCAGAATATGTAAATCACATGGAGACAAGCGCATACAGTAACACTTTCCATGATGACTATCTGAAGAAGGTTACATTCTCTAAAGTCACCTTCTGGCAGGATATTGCAGATCCCTTCAAGATCATGACTGACTGCGGTTATATTACTGCAGCAGGTGCAGTAGACCATGATGAAGTTACACTAAACAACGTTTTCGGTGTCATGTTTGACGATGAAGCTGCTATGACTTGCCCTGTCAATGAATGGTCTGCTAACAGCCCGTTCAATGCAAGGGGTGGCTACACAAATATGTTCTGGCATATGACCTACAGATATCTTAATGACTTTACGGAGAATTGTATTGTTCTTCTGCTTGACTGATCGGAGTAAAGTTATGGCTTTTAATGTACAGTTTGGAACAGTATATAAAAAGCATAACAGTACATTCAGAGGAAGGGCCGGGGCACATGATGTTACACTTTCTTGTGTTCTCAAGGAAGAAACAAGTGTCCTTAACCCTTCCTTTTTTGTAGACATTGCAGGAACTACTATTTTTCAGCCTGCAATGTTAAATCACTGTTATGTGTCACTGTTCGACAGATATTATTTCATAGACAATTGGACTTGGGAGCGTGGAAGGTGGAGAGCTGACTGCAGTATTGATGTATTGGCAAGTTGGAAGGATAGCATAGGGAACAGCAGTCAATATATTTTAAGGTCCGCTGCAGCCGGGGACGGAACTATATTTGATAGTATGTATCCAACAAAGAACGTTATTTCTACTGATTTTACTAATGAAAATTCACCTTGGTCTATTTATAGTGGGACTTATGTTATAGGGACTATTTCAGGCCGGGGAATGGGCCTGGGTTCAGTCGGTTATTATGCGATGACACAGCAGCAGTTTCACGATTTGTGTACTTACTTATTTGAAGGTCTGGGTCAGGGAACATATTTTGATTTGACAGAAATTGCTAAAGATATGACAGTAGATACTTTCAAGGCTATTTATAATCCCTTCCAGTATATATGTAGTGCTATGTATCTCCCATTCAGCCTTGCAGGAATGAACCCTTCACAGCAGCTTGTAGACGTTGGATATTGGACAATACCGGTATACGGTGGAAGGCTTACAACGCTTGAACCACGTTCTATGTCTGTAACACTTCCTTGGTCTGGAAGTCATCCAGATGACAGCCGGGGGAGCTATGTATATTGCAATCCATATACAAGACTTGACGTTGACTTTCAGCCTTTTGGACACTTCCAGCTGCCACCTGACATTTTTTATGACCGGGGAAGCATACAGCTTGATATTAAAGTTGATACGATAACAGGCCGGGGAACGTGTTATGTCGGCGGAGTTGTCAGGCCGATAATGACACTTGAAGCACAAGTTGGAGTCCCTATAAAACTTTCACAGATGGCTACAGACTATCTGGGAGTTGCTTCTACTGTTACACAAGGTGTAGCTTCTACAGTAGGATCTGTTATGAAGGGTGACATTGCAGGCGCAATAGTTAACGCTACTTCAGGAATAGACAGTGCTATAAGGTCACAAGTCCCTACTATGTCAAGTATGGGTAACAATGGCGGTTTGGCAGCTCTTACACAAGCGCCTGTAGCAGTGTTCACTTACTATAGTTTAGTAGATGAAGATCCTGACAGACTGGGAAGGCCCTTGTGTCAGATCAGGACGATTAACACACTGCCTGGCTACATACTTTGTGAAAATGCTGCAGTAGATACAGGCGGAACGTCTGAAGAAAATGCTAAAATACAGAACATGATGAACAGTGGTTTTTATTATGAATAGGAAGTGATAACTTGAATTTACCAGTTTACTATAATGCTGATAATGTCATTACAGCCCTGCAAAGTCCGGGAATTGTACATTACGCAAACACAGGGCTTGTGAATCTGTTTAAAAGGTATCTGTACCAGAAGGCAATTAGCACAATAAAGTGTGATATTCCTGAAACATGGAACAGGGACTACTTACTTTATACTATATTTGCTTTCGGTTATATCGCAGTCGTGAACACTAATAAGTACGGTGTCATCTGTCAGGGTTGCAGTTTATCAGGATTTGATATTTACTATGCACCTACTAACGCTGTAATAAGTAACCCTCTGTTGCGTGGTATCTTAACTCCCAGAATCCATACACAGTGTGAGATTTTAAAGCTTACTCCCGATTATTGCGGAATAGATGACATAATAACATATTACGCTAATAAGCTCGCACTTGCAGGTGAGACTGTAGACACGAACCTTATAAATACAAAGCTTGCTTACATCTTCACAGCAGGAAATAAAGCTGCAGCAGCTACTTTCAAAACTCTTTATGATGACATTGCTTCTGGTAAGCCTGCAGTGGTAGTTGATAAAAGCCTTCTCCGGGATGACGGCACACTTGGAATAGATATGTTTAATCAGCAGCTTTCAAACACCTATATTGCAGGCGACGTTCTTTCAGATATGCGGAAAATTGAAGCTGATTTTAATACTATAATTGGCATCCCTAACGCTAACACTGACAAGAAGGAAAGATTGATTCAGGATGAAGTGAACGCTAATAACACTGAAACAGGCTGCAGGCTTGATTTATGGATAGAATCTTTAAATGAATGCAGTGAAAAAGCAAATAAAATGTTCGGTTTAAATATTCGTTTTGAACGCAGGTTCAAAACAGATCAGGAAGGAAGTGATTTAGAAGATGGCATCTCAGAAGGCAATGATTAACACGCTTATGTTCTATCACTGGGATAATACGTTGTTTGACGGCCTTGTGCTTCCAGATAGCGTTGACAGGAACACAGTCATCCAGTGCATACTGCTTGAAACTTCAGACTTCCCTCTAATCATTACAGATCTTCCTACACTTAAAGTAGCTATTGCTTTATGGTCTGGCCACAAGCTTGATATTTGGCAGCATTTACTTGAAACGACAAGATATGTATATAATCCAATAGAGAACTATAACAGGCTTGAAACAGAAGTAACGGAGCTGCAGAAGACAGGAACAGGAAGTGTTAAAGGGGATGGCGGAGAAGATACAACCACATATAATACAGTTGATAATGACACTTCTTCAGGATCTGTAACAGGATCAGACGTTGACAGGATGGAAGGCACTGTTACAGTAGATAATAGCAGTGTAGACAGAAATGAAGAATCTGGAAGTCAGCAGGTCGCAACAGATGAAGATGTGACAACTACTGAAGGTGGTACTCAGCAGGTCGCAACAGATGAAGATGTGACAACTACTGAAGGTGGTACAGAGACAAAAGTCACAGATGATGATAACACAGAGACTTTATCCGGGACTGATGAGACACTGACTACTGATCGTGGCCATGATGACACGACAATAACAGAGACTTCCAGTAAGTCGCACACTGGAACAGATACTACTACAGAGCGTGTTTCAGCCTTTAACGAATCAAACACCTATGCAGACCATACACAGACAGAGATAGACTATAACTCAGGCGAATCTGGAAGCCTTAACAGATCTGAAATTACTTCATTTAATAAGGATGTAACTGAAACTACAGACTATGGAAAAGTAACTGCAGACGAGCGTGACATATCTGAAACAACTACTTTTGGGAAGACTGTAACGGATGACCGGGAAGTGTCTGAAACTACACACTTTGGAAAGACTGTTACGGATGACCGGGAAGTGTCTGAAACAACTACCTTTGGAAAGATTGACACAAGGAACATCTCCGGGGAAGAACAGACAGAGCATGACACAACAAGGACTGTTACCAGATCCGGGCAGACTGCAGACACTAACGAGCACACAAAAACAGGCACTGTTAAGGAAAAGCACGAGATCGGTAATATCGAAACTCGCAACTTCAAGGATTCTTTTTCTGCAGAACGTCACATATCCGGGAACATCGGGACGATGACCACGCAGGCCATGATTGAAGAGGAACGGAAAATTGCCCTGTTTGATATTGTTGATATTATTGTAGCAGATTATAAAGCAGAATTTTGTATCATGATTTATTGAGGAGGTGTAAGAATGGGATTTTTTGACAGATACCCTTATACAAACTGGCATAATGTTAACCTTGACTGGGTGCTTGAACGTGTCAAGGAATGGGGCGAACTTGTAAAAGCCAATGATCAGGCTTTCAGGGATCTTCTGGAAGCGAATGAAGCTTTCAAGCAATATGTGGAAGAATATCTTCAGAACCTTGATATTCAGGCACAGATAGACGATAAACTCGACAGAATGTTTGAATCCGGGGAGCTGACAGAGTACCTGCAGCCCTATGTGTCTGTTACTGTTACAAATTGGTTAGATGAACATATAACAGAGCCTGAAGGCGTTATTATTGATTCTAGCTTGACAGTGGCCGGAGCTGCAGCAGACGCAAAAGCAGCAGGCGATAAAATAGATGCTTGCGTAAATTACGCTCCGCAGACAAAGTCGTTATTTGATAAGAACAATGCAAGGCATAATATTAACGCTCAGGAAGAACTTAATGTTGTTTATGATACGAGCGGAGAAATATTTGATAGTAACAACATTGTTATTGATAAAGCAATCTGGCCTTCTGACGGTCTGGAACACACTCAGGCAGATTATTTTTCAACTCTGTATGTAGATGTTCATAACTACAATAAAGTTATATTATCAGGCTTTGCAGCAGGTGCAGCTTATGACCAGAACAGAACTTTTATTCCTGCTTCTAGTCCTGCAGCAAGTAACATAAATCCAGTTGAATATATAATCCCTGATAATGTATATTATATAAGGGTAACATCAAAAATAAACGCTATTGACATTTGCAGTATTACTGTAAATGAAATACGTAAATATAGTATGCCTAACTTGGTTGTAGAAACAGCGCAAGTTAAAAATATTAATAGTTTTATTGATGGATCAATACAGGCAATAAATGAATTTATCGGTGTAAGACCTGCAAATAAATTAACAGGTCACTTATATCCAAGATATGCCTATTCTGCAACAGGAAATATTGTAGTAAACAGTGCTGTATATCTTACTGAAAAATTAATCCTTGATAACAGTAAAACTATTAAATCAAGTGTTCCTTTTAATACCTATTCAACATTTGATATTAACGGAAACTTTATTGAAAGAAGAAATCCCACGCCTTCAAGAAGTGAAGTCACTATAGAAAATGAAAATGCAGTATTTATTGCATTGACATTCAATATTGAACAGGAAGGAATAGAAGCAATAGAGAACTGTATAATAGAAGGCGCTTACGCTTTCAATGAGCAGGTTGTAACAGTTGGTCAGGGTAAAATGTTCGCAAGTTTTACACCTGCTTTAAAATTTGCAGATGTTACACAGAAGAAAGTGATTATAAAAGTATATGAAGGCGAATACAATATTTATAACGAAATAGGTGGCGCTGACTATATTTCACAGATCCCGGCCTCTGCAAGTTGGAGTGATAACATTCAGACAATTTTTAATAATGGAGTTGAAATTATCGGTATTGGTAGTGTTACACTTAAATTTGAAGTTCCAAACGATGTATATGAATCTTATACACATCAATGCACAAGGCTTTCACCTATTAACACAAGGAATAGTATTGTAGTTGATAATATAACATTCAAACTTAAAAATATTCGATACGCAGTACATGATGAATGCGGAAATAATACGGCATATAATAATGGTAGACACATTATAAGGAACTGCTATGTATATGCGAATAATTGTAACTCTTGCATTGGCATTGGCGCTTCTGGCAGTTACTATTTAGTAGATAACTGCTATCTGGAAAACACTGGAAACTGCTTCTATATGCATACATGGTATGATATAGCTACAGGAAATTTAAACATCATTAACAGTGTAATAAATGGTACAGTAAGACTGGAAGTATTAAACAACAACTTATTCAATGTTTCACTGAAGAACAGTTTCATGTTGTCTGTATCAGTTACACAGGGTGAAACTAGATTTACAACTAACATCTTTAGAATTATAGCACTCAGCACAAATTTACAGTCAATAAACATAGCAAGTGCTTTAATAAGTAATCTGTATGCACCTGTTATATTGAATAGTTTCTAACAGACACTATTTGCTGTAATAGCTTCCAGCTCCTAGCAGGCCGGGCAGGATCTGGGAGAGATTGAGCAGGTGCAGTAGACAGAAATTGCACTGTCTGCAGTGCCTGGCCTTCAGGGATCCATGACACAAGTTAACAGCTACTAACTAGA